GATATAGATTATGGTAATTTACATAATACCCAAAATTATCATGCTGAATTGAAACGGGTAACCAGAGAAAGAGAACGGGCCCATTTACTTGATTTAAAATGGGGCAGAAAATGAAAAATATATTAGTATGTTTATTTCTTCTGCTAATGCTTTCTGGATGTGGTAGTGATACGGAAAGAGTAATAAACCAATTAATGGAAGAATGTGATGGTAAACTATCCATCACATTTAACATGAACCCATTCTTTAATTCAGCAACCTACCATTGCTCTGATATAAGGAGGAATTGAAATGAATGTAAATACCAACCATTTAGTAAATGTTACTGATCTTACTGGAGTTCCAGCTGGATACGATTTGTTACCGGAAAGTTTAAACCGTGTTGCAAAGAGAAAACTGAATGGCAAAGATAGTGCCTACGTTAGCAAAACATCTGGTGGTAAGCTGTCAAGATGGGCAGCTAAAATGAGAAAAACCAAACTAACAGTAAAAGGGAAAATATGATTGATATAATGTTGGATCTTGAGACTATGGGGAAGGGTAACAATGCTGCTATTGCTGCTATCGGTGCTGTAAACTTTGATCTTACTACTGGTGAAATAGGGGAAGGGTTCTATGAAGTAGTTGATCTGGAATCTTCTGTTGCTGCTGGTGGAGTTATGGATGTTTCCACTGTACTTTGGTGGATGCAACAGTCTGATACAGCAAGGGCCGAGTTTAAACGGGAGGGGAAACATATACAAGTTGCTTTGGTATTGTTCCAAGAGTACCTTCGATCTTTTAAAGATGAAGTATCTATATGGGGCAACGGTGCTGTTTTTGATAATGTAATTCTTAAATCGGCTTATGATCGGGGCCATTTAACAGTGCCATGGAAATTCTGGAATGATCGATGTTACAGAACTATGAGGGCAATGCTTCCCAAAGTAACATTACCAGAGATTGCTGGTACCCATCATAGGGCAATTGATGATGCCCGATGGCAAGCACAGTATCTTATTGAAGCATGGAAGTTAAGAGAACAAAACTAATGGGGACTTTCCCAAGGTGAATTAATGAAGATTAAAAGTTTCTGGAACGATGGTCCTGCCATCAATGAGGATTGTGATTCCTGTGGGCTTCACACTATTTGCAAGAAACCGTTCTCAAAACATTACGGAAGCGGAAAACTGAATGCCCTAATCATTACTGGTAAGCCTTCTGCCATAGAAGACAGTAAAGGATTCGGGTTTTCAGGGGAAGTTATGGAACCTTTGAAAGAGTTCTTTTCCAGTGTAGGAGTGAACCTGGAGAACAATTTCTGGAAAACATCCGCTGTTTCCTGTTACAGTAAAGGAGAAACGAAAGATGACCAGATACTGAAATGCAAACCTAATCTGGTTGATAAGATAAAGGAACTGAAACCCAAATACATTCTGACTGTTGGTAGTGCTGCTACAAAAGCTATTCTTGGAAAGATGGGCAGGAAAACCCCATCACTTGAAACTCTGGTTATGCGGGCTATTCCTGTACATGAATATGGTGCCTGGGTTTTGCCTATGCTGAACCCAGGCAAGATGAAGACAGAGAATCAGAAAGCTTATTTCGGCAGATTAGTCAAGTTTGTTATGGCTGAGATAAAACAGAAGAAAGAATTGGTAAAGGTTAATCCATTTGAGAATGTAAAAGTTCTGATCGACTATCAGGATATTATGGATGGATTGGAGAATCTTCTTTCCGATTCTGATTTTATTTCTGCTGTAGATATTGAAGGAACTGGTTTAAAACCACAGTATTACAAACACTGTATCACTTCTGTTGGAATAGCTACCAGAAAGGAAACAATAGCTTTTCCGCTTGATCACAGTGAAGTAAAGTTTTCTGATAAAGCATACTCCAATATTGTGGAACTGCTTGTAGAGTATCTGGAAAGAAAGGATATAAGAAAGATTGCCCACAAGTTGCAGTTTGATACAATGTGGTTAGAAACTATTCTTGATTGTAGAGTAAATGGGTGGTTGCAATGCACCAATATTAATCAACATTTACTTGACCACAGAACAGGAGCAAAAGGATTAAAGGAATTATGTTTCCTTAAATGGGGACTGCGGGACTATGATGTAAAAGCCGATAAGTATATTGAAGCTGACAGACAGGGAGCAAAGGAACTCAACAGAATGCGGGAAATGCCTCTGTATGATCAATTGCTCTATGTAGGGGCAGATGCCTACCTTACCCTTAAACTGAGTGATGCCGAGGACGAAGAATATCGGCAAATTGATTCTGATAAAAAACAGTATCCTCGTATTCTGTTTACTGAAAGTGCCAGAACTTTATGCACTATGCAAGAGAATGGTATTCCAGTAAATGCAGAGTATTACAGAAAGGCAGAGGAAGAAGTATCTGGTAAGATCCAGGATTTAGAAGAAAAGATTTACAGTAACCCAGATGTAAAGAAGTTTTCTAATTTGTACAGGAAACAGTTTGAACATTCAAAGCCAGCCGATTTAAAGAGACTGTTCTTTGAGGTAATGAAACTTGATCCTAAGAAATTGGGTACTACTGATGGTGGTAATATTTCTCTTGATGAGAAAGCACTGAAAGATATTGGCTTACCCATATGTGAAGATATTTTGTCTCTAAGGAAGTTGCTGAAAGTACGGGATACTTATATCTCACAGTTTGTACGGGAAGAAGTGGGTGGAAAGATTCATCCATTTTTTAACTTAACAATTGCAAGGAGTTACAGGAGTTCATCCACCCAACCGAATTTCCAAAATATACCCAAGAGGGATGATTATGCAAAGAAGATTACACGATCTGGTATTGTAACAGAGATTGACTTTGGTATTGGTGAGATTGACTTTTCAGGAGTTGAGGTTTGCACATCGGCAGCTTACCATAAAGATCCAAACTTTATCAATTATCTTACTGTTCCTGGTTCGGATATGCATAGGGATAATGCCTGTGATATCTGGATGGTAAATAAGAAGTTACTTGATGAGAAAGGCAAGATTCGGTTTTACATAAAGAATCAATGGACTTTCCCTCAGTTCTATGGTGATTATTGGGGAAGTTGTGGACCACAGTTATGGGAAACTGCTATTGAAAAAGAGAAATTTGTTTTAAGTGATGGTACTCCATTAGTAGAACACATGCATGATAAAGGCATTCATAATGTGGATGGTTTTCTCAAGCATTGCCAGAAAGTAGAAGACAAAATGTGGAATGAAAGGTTCAAGGTCTATACTGAATGGAAAAAGGAAGTAAACAATTTCTATATAAAATATGGATATGTAGAAACCTTTTTAGGGTTCAGGTTCTATGGTCTGCTAGATAGAAAACAGACAACAAATTATCCCATCCAGGGAACTGCCTTTCACATCCTGTTATGGTCTATAAACCGTATTCAGGAGTTTATTGAAAAGGAGAAATTACGTTCTTATCTTTGTGGGCAAATTCATGACTCCTGCGTGTTCCAGTGGCATCCCGAAGAAAAGGATTATCTGTTGACGGAGATGAATGAGATATGTTCTAAGAGAGTGCTGAAAGAATTTGATTGGATCAACGTCCCTTTTAAGATTGATGTAGAACTGTCAAAGGTGAATGGTAATTTTGCTGAGTTGTCCAAATATGTAAAATCAGGTGATGTATGGATGCCAAAACCAAAATAATAATTACAAATATTATCAGAACTATTGCATTAATATTTGTAATTTATGGGTGTTATAAAGAAACAGGTATTTATACCGCTATGCTTTTTGTTATGGTATTCATAATGTTTGAAATGGTAACATACTGGGGCAAAAGATTAATTGATTTGGTTGAAAGGAGGATATTGAATGAGTAATAGTTTACCGTTAAAATATAGACCAGCTGATTTCTCAGAAGTGTATGGTAATGATGCTGCCATTAAATCTGTTGAATCAATGCTTGACAGGGAATTTAAGAATATCCCTAAATCCTGGTTATTCACAGGAGCAAGTGGTTGTGGCAAGACAACTATGGTCAGGATTATAGCTAAGATATTGGAATGTGCTGATACTGATTACCATGAGTACAATGCAGCTAATACAAATGGTGTAGACACTATACGGGAAATAAATGCTACATCAAGACTTTCCCCTATGGGTGGTAAAACCAAAGTTATACTATTGGATGAGTCGCACCAACTTACGGTAGCCGCGCAGAACGCTATGCTGAAGATGCTTGAAGACTCACCAAAATATACCTTCTTCTTTCTGGCTACAACAAATCCAGAGAAGATTATTCCAGCAATCAAAACCAGATGTGTTGCTGTGAACATGAAGTCTTTACCGTCTAACACTGCTTATTCTTTGGTTAAAGAAATAGCAGAAGCGGAGAACGTAGATGTACCCAGTTCAGTTTTGAAAGCTATTAGTACAGCATGTGGTGGGTCTGCAAGAGAAGCAGTAAAGTTATTGGATCAGGTCATTGATATTGAGAAAGAAGAAGATGCCCTGGACATGATTGAGAAAACCATCAGTTGTGAGACTTCAGTACGTGATCTGTGCATGGCACTGATGGAAGAGAAACCGTGGAAGATTCTCTCAAAGATTATTTCTTCTATCGATACTGATCCAGAAGCCGCAAGAAGAAGTATTCAAGGCTGGTTTAATAAGGTTTTGCTCGACAAAGGGGATATCCGATCTGCTATGATTTTGGAGGCATTTGAAAAAAACTACTTCGATACTGGTGCAGCCGGTTTAACCTTATCTTGTTACACTGTATTTACGGAGTACATCAGAAAATAGTTGATTCTATTGAAAGAGTAAAGTAAACTTATCTTTCACAGGAGGTAGAGGTATGTTTTCCGTACAACAAAAAAGAGAAATATCGGAGAAGGTTCAAGCCATTCTAAGGGAAACAGGGCACCCTGAATTACCATCAGGAGAAATATCTTTCCTATTGCATGTCGATGGTGCTGAAAATTGGTCATGGGCTGATATCAGAAATAACGGTGCAGTTGAAAATCCAGGAGTAAACATCTGGAATGAGTTACAAGATAGGAGATAATATGGGAGAAATACTGTTAGATTTTCGGATTGATAAACTCAATCTGGACATGGAATGTATTCGGCAAGCCGAACTGTATAAGGAATACAGTGATAACTTGGCTTCCGCAGTATTCAATCGGGATAAGTGCAAGGAGGAATTGGCAGTACTGAAAGCGGAAGTTGATTCAGAGATACGAGCTGATCCATCAGAGTATGGTTTTGAATCAGCAAGACCCACAGAAGCAGCAATAACCAATACAGTTATTCAAGATTCCAGAGTTGTGAAAAAAACGGAAGAGTTTCTGGAATTGAGCTATCAGGCAAATATTCTTACTGGAAGTAAAGGAGCAATGGAGCAGAAGAAAACTGCTCTAGAGCTTATCGTTAAGTTGTATGTTTCTGGTTACTGGGCTGATCCTCATGTAAGTAAGAGTGATGGAGAACAGTTCGAGAAAAAAGTAGTGGATATGGAAAGCAGTAAAGAATTGGAACAGAATCCGAGAATGAAAAGGAGGCAGAAAAATGGCTAAAGTATCCAAATTCCGCAGTACGGAAGGGTACCATGAGGAATTGAAGAACAGAACTGATGAAACTGTTGGTGGTAACTATACCAATATCTTCGTCAAAGATACTGATCTGATATTCTGGAAGGATAAAGAAGGGGATCATGCACTGGATGTTATTCCGTGGATATCTTCAGAGAATAATCCGAACTACAAAGCGGGAGTTCCCGTATACAAAGTTGAGATATGGGTACATAAGCGGGTAGGACCAGAGAAAGGGGATTACATCTGTTTGCGTAATTACGGAGAGGATTGTCCTCTTTGTGATGCGAAAGCAGAAGAGATGGCTAAAGAGAATCCCAGGAAGAAAGTGGTTGAAGCACTGAAGGGTAGCCAGAGATGTCTGTACAATGTTGTTGTCTATACAGACAATCAGGAACAAAATGGTGTTCAGATTTGGGAAGCAAGTTCCTATCTGGCAGAAGGACCGTTTAAGGATACAGCAAAGAATAAGCGTACTGGTGAAAGGAACT